TTGATGTTACAATAGGAGCACCGGGTGCAACAGGTAATTATCTTGCAGGTCAAATTACACCAGCTTCTGATGGAGGATATCTTAATGCAGCCTACATTAGTAATAAGACAACCTCAGGGTTTAGAGTTACTATAGCTGATCAAAGTTTTACTAGTTCTTTAGAGATATGGATTAGAGCGGTTGCAAATGGTGAAGCTGGTGTAGTACCGCTTAATGGGGCAACAGGTGCAACTGGTCCAATAGGAGCTACGGGAGCAGGTTTAACGGGAGCTACGGGTAGTGGAGCNACAAGGNTTAACGGGAGCAACNGGTCCTGCNCCNACTCAATTTACTGTTAACNCNNTTNCACAAGCAGCAACAGTAACCTTTGACTTAGCAACNGCNANTGGTCAGTGGCATACACTAAATTTAAGNTCTGCAACTAACCTGGTACTTGCCACAAGTAATCGTGCAGCAGGTCGCTATTTACTATTAGAGGTTACNAACACTAGTGGTACCACTCGTACAATTAGTTATGGTATCAGNCCAGTTGGTACACCTGTACCACCTAGTTCATTAAGTACAGGTGAAACTGCGGTCCTAAGACTTGAGTGTTGGGGTACTGCTACAGCTGATGTTTATTGGATAGGATATAAAGTAGCATAATGACCTTAGAAGAATTTGCACAACAGCTTGATGGCATAGGCCAACAGATCGAGGGTACTCCTAATACCCTTGTTATGCTGGGTGAGCGAATTGTTAACAGTATGAAGATGCGTGTCCCAGTTGACACAGGAGCTCTACGTAACAGTTTACGATATGCAGTTAGTGGAGACGAGCTAAGCTTCTCAATGCTGGATTATGGTCAGTTCCAAAACTATGGAGTTCGTGGTGCAAACGGACCCTTTACCAATCCCGTGCCCTTTGGAGTAGAACCTCAGCCCTCTAACCCGCCTTATTATAGTTTTAAGGAACGCTCATTTGGCCTGAGACCACAACCCTTTTATGACCTAGACGAAATAACAGAGCAACTCCTTGAGGCGCTAGCAAATCAAATTAACGAATAAGATATGGCAACTATAATACAAACACCCGGTGAATACAATTTAGGTTATGGGATCAACCCAGTTACCTTAAGCGGTATCACAGGTGGACAAGATAAGTATGTCTTACAGATCCGCAACCGCCTAGGTACTACAACCTGGGCTGATGTTCGCCAAACACCTAATGCACAAGGTCGTGCACTTTTTGATGTACAGCAAATTCTACAAAACCTGCTTAACCCATCACCCGTTGGTATAGAGACCTATCAGGGTTGGGTTAACAGTACAAACGAACTTGATGAGTACAGGATCTACTATGGAACAGAAACAGCAGGTGTACTTACAATAGACGGCTTCCTTTCTGGTTATAAGGTTCTAAGTGGCAGAAAAAGCGAGGCAGATATCCTTTGGGCAGACCAGCTTGACTACCGTTACACTATTAGTGAAAGTGGTGTATGTACAATTGTTGATGACAGGGGACTACTGCTCTCTGATTGGCAGAACATACAGTTAAGCTCTGCTCTCCCTGAAACAAAGCCTGCTAGGATTAGTGGTAGTGTACCTACTGTGGTGCAAGACCTACGCCTAACCGATGCATACTCTATTTCATTNATTCAGGAGCCTATTAAGAATGGTGTGGCCACTGCCAATAATATTATAGGTGCATGGGTTACAAGTTTTGACTCCNCAGGTGNACANTTAGANGATGCCTTTATCTATAACCTACAATCCCTAGGTGGTGGACCTGATACGGTTATCGGTCAAAACTCCAGTGTGATTGATCCCTACTGGGCATTAACACTTCCGTGTGGTCCCCTAGCATCGGAGATTGCAAACCAGTTACCTCAACTGGCCAATGCTGCATACTACTGGGTTACTCTACATGTCTCTACTGATAGTACATGTGGCACGAGTGGCCTAGTGTGGAATACCACAACTAGTCAGTGGCAAGTAGAGACGCAATTGTGGAATGCTGGAAGTGGACCTACAGGTGGTATTGCCGATGATCCTGTGTTTACTCCGCTCCTAGTGAGAATTACTCCTGGTGAGTGTAATGACTTTGAACCTATACAGCTAAGTTGGATGAACTCATTTGGGTTCCGTGACTACTGGACATTTGCTAAACGCCACGATCGTGAAATAGGAATCCAACGAAATGACTACTTACAAGGATCTATTGACTATAATGGGTTAACTGTTGCTCCCAATGCAGGTGCACGTGGTTACAGAACTTTCTCTCAACAACTAACGAATAAATATACTGTAAGAACAAATTGGTTAACGGATGCAGAAGCAGCTTACTTGGAAAATCTTTTTATTAGCCCAGATGTTCGTGCAAACCTGGGTAACGGATTTGTTAGTGTTACTCTACTTACTACTAGTTATGTAGAGAAGACTGTCCGTAAGGATAAGATGTTCCAGTACGAACTGCAATTTAAGACTGCATACAACCTAAAAAGTCAAAGAGGATAATGGTAAACTTAAGAGTATATGATCAAAGCGGTACACCCTACTATGTTGATCTCTATGATACCGAACCGGTAAAACTAAACTTTAGTATTGAGGATATTACAAGTACAGATGCAAAGAGTACATTCTCTCGTGTCTTTCGTGTACCCTCTACTACTAGGAACAATGAATTCTTTGCCAATGCCTTTCTTATTGAAGGTATTGACTATGATGTAACGGTAAAGGTACCTGCAGAGATTGAGGTAGGTGGTGCGTTTTTTCGTGCTGGTCATATCCGCTTACAAAACATTTATGTTAACCAAGAACAGGATAGGGTTGATTATGAACTCCTGTTTCTGGGAGAGACCCGTGATTTCTCATCCCTAATCGGTGAAAAGACCCTATGTCAACTAGACGGTAGCGGTTACTCTCATATCCTAAACTATAGTAATATTGTCCAGAGTTGGCAAGCATTTCCACAAGGACCTAGCGGAATAGGTGGTCTCTATGCTGGTGATATCCTTTATCCCCTAGTGGATCATGGTAATACCTATAATGGAGCCGGTGTACCACAAGAAGCCACAATCCGATCCACAGGGACAAACCGCTTTACACAAAACAACCATCCTCTTACACCTGAGCGATTTAAGCCAATGATTCGTGCAAAGGCTGTTATTGACATGATCTTTGCGCAGACTCCCTATACCTATACTAGTTCATTCTTCTCTAGTCTATTCTTTAAGAAAATGTACGTATCGGCTTGGGGTAACGATGCAAGCATTTATACTCAAACCGATCAAACAGCAAATCTTTGCCAAGTAACCTTTCCTGGAGTTTATGGTTATACAGGTGTACAGAATATGCAGGTGCCAGTCTATAATGAGGTGTATGATCCCAATAATAACTTTAATCCTTCTCCGTTTCCACTTCCAGCATTTTCTTATGAAGCTCCCTTAACTGGTACGTATGCCTTTAGTGCAACTGGTCTAGTGAATGCAGTGGCCAATCCCTTTACAGGACCAGCCTTTGGTTGTGTAAGTATTTATGTTAACGGTGTCCTGGCACAACAAGGTGTTTGTGTTACTAACGGAGTAGGTACCGCACTGTATACTGCAATCCTAAATGCTGGTGACTATGTACAGATGTATGTACAGTGGAGTCAGAATACAAGTTTTAGTAGCTCAATTACTGATGCAACATTTACCTGTGTTGGAGCACCAGGACTAGTGGATCCCAGTTTTCTGCTTGACTGTGAATATAAGCAGTTGGACTTCCTAAGAGATCTCTTAAAGCTATTCCGCTGTGTAATGGCTCCTGATAAAGATAACCCAAATAACTTTATCATTGAACCTTGGATCAACTATATTGCTACTGGTGATGTTTATGACTGGTCATCTAAGGTTGACAGGACTAAAGACTTTCAGATTGAACCACTTTTCTTTACTCAAACCGATGAGATTGTGTTTAAGTTTAGCGAAGATGAAGACTGGTTAAATAAGTACAACCAAGATGCTTATAAGCAGGTGTATGGTGAGTTGATCTTTGATAGCGGTAATGAACTACTTGCTGATAGCCGAGATGTAACGGTAGGCTTTGCTCCAACTCCTACAATTCAAGTAGAGGGTGAACCTAATACAAGTTCCTGGATCATTCCACAACCACACACGCATGACACTGAAGGTGGAGCAACTGTACACTTACCTATTAAGCCAGTTACACGTCTTTTATTCTACAATGGACTGCAACCTAATCCTCAACCTTGGCATATAACCGATGGAGTAACTACATATGCAAAGACCACATATCCTCAGGTAAGTTACCAAGAAGGCGGTAGTCCAGGTGGACCACTAGTAAATGGTCTTAACATTAACTGGGATCGTTGGTTTGCCTACTATGGTACAGGTGTAACAGGTTATAATGGGCTAGCAGGACAGAGTCTTTTTGAAAGATATTGGAGTAACTATATAGGTTCACTCTACAATAAGTTTGCACGTCGCGTAACATGTCATATTGTACTTAATTCAGTTGATCTTCAGGAATTCTCTTTTGATGATGTTATATTTATAGACGGCGTTTACTATATACCTGAAAAGATCATTGATGCACCAATAGGAGAAAAAGCCAGTGTAAAGGTACAACTAATCAAACTTCTTGACTATGTACCAGCTCCTCCAGGACCACCACCAGTAACCTATTACTATTACGAGATTGCAAAAACAAACTGTCTTACAGTAATACTACCACCTGTGATTATGCAAAGTAGTGTACCACTTCAGGCTGGTGACTACATTCGTGTACAGGGTAAAGTTGATTGTTGGGTTGTCTTAGGACCTAGTGCAAGTACAATTTGGACCGAGGTCTTTCAACAAGAATATCTCGACTGTCCTACATGTAATGCAGGTGGACCTGCTGACTACATTTATTATGTAGAGCAGTACACTGATACATGTCCTAATACACAGGCTCCACAAATTACTGTAAGTACTATTGCACCAGTTAACATAGGTGACACTGTAGGCTTAACAACCCTTCCAGGATGCTGGCGTGTAATGGGTACTAGTTTCCAGGCGCCTACTGATACAATTGCAACGGTTTATATTAATTGTGCTGGTTGTGTAGGTGGCGGACCTATTAACTATTACTATACAGTTGAAAATTGTGGTGCTCCTGGTAACTTTGAAATAGTACAGAGTAATGTACCTCTTATTCCAGGACAAGCGGTTACCCTTGTAACCCTTCCAGGNTGTTGGGAAGTNATCCAACCTAGTAGGTGGAAGTCCTACTGTTATTCTTGACCAAGTTTATGCCAATTGTATGGATTGTTCTGACATTAACCCAGTTGAGATCTACTATGACCTACAGCAGTGTCAAGCTCCTTATGCCACAACAGTAGGAATGTATCCCTTTACATTAACACCAGGTATGGCAGTACGCCTAGATGCACTAGACGGTTGTTGGGAAGTTATAGCCCAAACGCCTACCGCACCACTGGTAAACATTGTTCTTACCTACCCAGATTGTCAGGTTTGCGAAAGTAATCCACCTATCCAGGAATTACCGATACAGTAACTGACACCGGGTCACCAAAATATATTTTAGATAGTAATGGCTGAAAATAAAGTAGTAAAGATAACATTTGAAGTAGACGGAATACAGCAAAGTGTAGGATCCGTTGAAGAACTGCAGGCAGCCCTTAAAGGTGTTGATAAGCAGGCAACGCAAACTGCCTCAAAGGTAGAAGGCGTTGCTAAAGCTGCAGATGATATGGGTCAGGCCGCCGTTACTGCTGGTGAAGCAGGACAAGGTGCTATTGATGTCCTAGATGAAGCCACTGGTGGTCTAGCAAATCAATTTGTACAGGTTGGCCGAGGTATTACCGATATGGGTAAATACTTTGTACAGAGCTTTAAAGCTGGTGTACAGGGTGCAAGTGCCATGGGTAAAGCCCTTATTGCAACCGGTATTGGTGCAGTCATTGTAGGTGTAGGTCTACTTGTAGCCTACTGGGAAGACATTGTAGGACTGGTAAGTGGAGTAAGCTCTAGTCAAAAGAAACTTCTTGCTGATACTGAAGCCACTGTTGCTGCAAATCAGGCCAACCTTGATGCTACACTAGGCAGTGAAGAGAGCCTTAAGCTACAGGGAATGAGTGAAACGGAGATCCGTGACCTTAAGATCCAACAAACNAATGAAGTTATTGCTGCNACTGAGGCNCAACTTGANCAACAGAAAGCAGTAGCCAAAGCACAAGAAGCTGCCGCTAAACGTAACCAAGAAATTACAACAGGTATACTTGCATTCTTAAGTTCACCTATCCTAGTCCTACTTAAAGCAGTTGATGCTCTAACCTTGGGTTTGGAAAAGATAGGCGTAATTGA